CATGCGTGCCGCTCAACGGCGGCACTACCTGAAGAAGAAAGCCGCTGGGATGGCCCGCGAATGGGTCAAGCGGGAAGAGATCCTTGCTCCCCGCCCCGAATGCGACGGCTGCGAGCATGGAGTTTCCCGGATGAGCCGCGAATGGGAAGGGCACTGCTCATACCCGGTGAGGGTGATCTCATGTAAGTTGTCGGAGTGTGTCTATGCCTCCGAATGATCTGATCGTCATCCGGCACGCCGGCGCGCTCGAATGGCTCCGGGAACAAGGTATAGATGCTCCTGTGGTGGAGCATGTCCGGAAGCCCGGTATTGTCCGGGGTAAGGACGTATACGGCATCCTCCCGATCCATTTAGCGAGCCTGTGCCGATCATACAACTGCATCGACATCCCGGATCTCCCGCTCACTATGCGGGGCACGGAACTGAGTAAGGAACAGATGTACCAGTATGGTGCAAGACTGAGAAAATTTGTGATAAAAGAGGTGAAATAAATGCTTGAAGGACTTTTAGACAGGGTGCTCATCGGAACACCACCAAACGAAGCGCGGATCAGAGGAATAGACGTGAGAGAGCCGGACATGGGACTCTGGAAAGAGTATGTTTGCACGGGTTGCCATCTCCGGTGCATCCACAATACGCGGGCGCATGCTCCCCCGGTATGGTGTGCACATACGGGGCTGTATGTGAGGTATGAGGAGGTGGAATGACTCCACTTCTTTTTCTACGATAGTTATATATACTATAAAGTCTAATAGTATATTGTAGCAGGGAGATACCTGCAACAAAGGAGAGGAAAAAAATGACAACAATCTTTGACCTGACAACAAACGAAAGAGGCGTGATGGCTGCATTATTAAGCGAACTCAACGATCAGGATTATGGGTTCTCAACTGTGAGTGTTACAGACATCGCAAAGAAATATGGGTTTGACACCAAGGAGATCCGGGGAACTGTTGCAAGCCTCGTCAAAAAGGAACTCATATACATACTCGAATCAGACAAGGGATATTACGCAAAAAAGAGCCAGCGGGGAATTGAGCAAATTGTATACCTGACAGATGCAGGATACAAAATGCTCGGTCTTGGAGACCTCATTCCAACATACTAATTTTTCACAACTCAACCTGCCGCGAAGGTTTCTCATCAGGGAAATCAAATGCCAGTATTCTCCAATACCGCTTATTTTTGGGATCTTTGGCAACAAGGATCGCTTTCGGATCTTGGTAGTAAAACGACTCTTTCAGGATATGCTCCACCGTCTCAGCTTTCCCGCCGCAAGCGCGGATAAATTCCATCGCCTTTTGTTTCGGGAACCCGCCATGCTCTGGAGCCAGCCACATCGAATACGGATCTCTCCTCTTTGCCGTGTAGAAATTGCATCGGACGGTATCCGGTTTCCCCTCTTTGCCTTCCCATCTGAGGAATTCTACTGAATCAACAACCTCCACACATTCCGGTTCCTCCTGTCCGCTCAATACAGCCCCGCTGTAGCTGTCTCCCGTGTGGCTTGGCTTGGGTTCGGGGAACTGGTATTCGCATTCCGGGCATACTCTTACTGCAGCATGGACGAGCGCCCGGCATTCGGGGCACTCTTTGACGGGTGCAACACCGCCGCCTTTGGTGCCTCTGCTCGGATTCACCTCATCCAAGAATCCGTGTCTTTCAACGTTCCCGCCGTAATCGAGGAGCAGGCAGTCTGTTTTACCGGGGCATGTCCGGGTTCCTCTTCCCACCGCCTGCACGTATTTGGCTGTGCTCTGCGTTGCGACCATGAGCGCGATGAGATCCAGGCATTCAGCGTTGTATCCTGTTGTGAGGATCTCGACGTTCACCAACGCCCGGATCTTCTGGCTCTTGTGATCCTCGATGAGTTGCCTTCTCTCCTCTTTCGGCGTCTCTCCTGTTACGAGTTCGCAGGTGATACCCCGCGATCTGATCTCGTCCCGGATATGAGTTGCATGATCCACACCGGCCCCGAACACGAGCCATGACTTCCGATCCTTGCCATACTCAACGATCTCATCAACCGCCGCCCGGATCAGATCGATTTTGTCTGCTGCGAGTTCGAGATCCTTTTTGTTGTAGTCTCCGGCGGTCTTCTTGACTCCGGTGAGATCGATCTTTCGCAGTCCGCTCTTGGATATGACGGGGGACAGATACCCCTCGTCTATCAACCTCTTCAGCCCGATGTCATAGATCAATGACTCGAAGAGTCTTCCTTCTCCCTCATAGAGCAGCCCGTCATCCAGTCGGTATGGGGTGGCGCTGAGTCCGAGGATCACTATATTCGGGTTCGCTGTCCGGAGGTCATTGATGAAGCTTGAATACATTGTCCCATCTGTCGGAGATACAAGGTGCGCCTCATCTACGATCAGGAGATCAATCCTTGGGAACTCATAGGCACGTTTGTAGATGCTCTGGATACCACCAAATATGATCCGAGGATCTTTATCCCTCCGGTTGAACCCGGCGCTGTATATACCCGTCTGTGCGCCCCAGTAATACCGCTTAAATTCCTCTTCGTTTTGTTTGATGAGTTCGTATTTGTGCGTGGCAACGATCACGCGGGTCTTATTCCACGATTCGATCATTGTTTTGCAGATGTCCGCGATCAAAAGTGATTTGCCGGAACCGGTCGGGGCACATATAATGCCCGACCGGCCGCCTTTGGCACCATAATCCCAGAACGCATTGATCGCGTCCTGCTGATACGGGCGGATGGTGAGGGTCATAATTTACCTCCCGCTTTATCAAGATCAAACTGATCGTCTGTTGGAAGCCTCCACCATTCGGGGTGTCTGTCGTCTCTGTGAACCCCATATATCCACCAGAACATAACATCTTCGGGTGTCTTCCATTTTAAAAGCCCGTCTCCTTTTCCCCTTTCTGCGCAGTTTTTGAGCATTTTTTCAAATGCTCTTAAATATGCCTTATAATGTTTTGGAAATTTTACAGCATCTCTCAGCATCCCATACCTATTTTGGAGCGGGTACATCACACATCCGATCCGATCATATCCCTCGTCATAGAGAGATGGATATGATAATTTGTTTTGTTTTATATACCCCCAGACATCCGACTCTGACCAGTCTATGATCGGGTTGCAATAATACGTATTTTTTTTCAATCTTGAAACCTCATATGCTTGTCTTACTCTTCTTGATGCGCTTTCCTGTCTCCTAACACCCGTCACAACAACTCTCCCCAATCCGTGAAGTTCTTTTAGTTCGGCGCAACAATACCGGATCTGTCTGGTCGGGGGTATTTGGCGCGATCTGATTGCGGCAAACATGCTCCTTTTTGGTTGTTCCCATTGGGTTTCGGGGTAATATTCTTTGATGAAAGAATATATTTCGGGAGGATCTATTGTCGTCTGATTGAAATGGACGCTGTGTTTCACTCCTGATCTTTTTACCAGATCATACATAACAATCGAATCTTTCCCTCCAGAGAACGCCACATAATACCCCTCTTCCGGCTCGTGATCTCTGAGTATCTGGATCGATACATCGATCAGAGATTCGCCCGAAAGGGTGTTTTGAATTGTGTTCACCGCTTCACCGCCACATCATACCTCTGCCTGTCTTTTAATTCCTGACGTTTTCCTGCCCCCCATCCGCCAACGTCGCTCAAATATCCGGTCACTCTGCTGAGCTGTGAAACATCCTCGGACCCGCAAACGGGACAACACGGCGCGCCGCATAGTTCGCAATAAGCAATTGTTTCCAGGATCTCCTGAGCGCAGGTACAGATCCGATCATTCGGGCACATTGGCTTCAACATGTCGTCCGTTTTACATACCGGGCAGCACCCGTCTACCAGATCGTCCTCCTGAATTATCAGGAGGCATTTTGAACATTTGTATTTCTTCATATCACCACCTCAGGATCTGCGCATAGATCCCAGCTTGTGGGATCTTATTTAACTCGTTCAGAACCCGCCCAAGTTCGACACCCGTTGGGGGATCGATACCATCCCACCGGGCAATGGCATCCACATCCCAATCTGTCCAGTGGTGAAAATGCGTAACTCTGAAACCGTGGG